TCAATCCAAACCTCAGCAGACTTTAATTCGTTTATCTCATCGTCAAGGGTGAGTGCTTCTAAAGCAGGCTCCTTGTTAATGATGTTTACTTTGTTTATATGAGTCATTACTTCTTCGGCATCTTTCTCAAGGCAACTAAATTCATTAACACTGGCACCACGCTTACAAGTTCTATTAATATTCACATACCTTTCTTGAATGCCTTTAGAGGTAAGAATACTATTAGTTTCAAAAAGATTTTTATTGAATAGTCCAACTGTTAGACAGCAATTAATAACCTCTTGTATATACTGTTCATCGTAACCAGACAACTCTGAGATAACAAATGGCAGTTCTTCATCCCATTTTGTGTAATACCCATCGCGGTAGATGATACAGAGTAGGAGAGTGTATACCGTTATAGCTTTACCACCTTGATAACGGATTAGCTTTCTAATCTTGATGTCTTGAAAGAAGTCAATATCGAAAGGGAAATATTCAAGACCTTGTTTTATAGCACGACCCATAATTATAAATAATACTTTAAGTAGTTATCGACTTCATTAATGAAGTCGTCAAGAGAGTGACAAACTACGTATTTATATTCTCCTTTATCCGTTACGATTCGTTCCCATTCTTTTTGTGAAGTACTTTGTCTTCCTGAAGCAGTCTTCATTTCAACAAGTAATGCACCATAGAAACGATTAGGAGCAAGGAGTATTAAATCAGCAACTCCAGCGACAACACCTTCTTCTTTTAGTTTAGTAGCGGTGCGTGCATCACGCTTTCCACCATTTGGTACTGCAAACAGCCTACCTTTTAAGCTTTGATGTTTGAGGTTGAACCACCGCACACAAGAGCGTTGTATGCGGTGTTCCTCATCAGAAGGACGCTTGCGCTTTGTAGCTACTTGCGCAGCTACTAATTCTTCAAGTGTCATAGAACTATCGGTTGTTATGTTCAAAAACATCAATGAACTGTGTCTCTGAAATAGAGATTACATCATAATCAATCAACGTCTTCTCCATGACTTCCTTAACATAGGCACGTGCCTTATCAAGACTTGCAGCCTGAACAAGATAAGTTACAGGGGTACGTTTTTCCTTATCAGTCTTTTCATCTAATGTGATGAAAGCAAGTTTTGCCTTAAACCACTTATCGTCAGTATCGATATCACTGAAGAATATCTCACTATAGGTAGCAAGCTTAATAGCCTTTACTCCAAACTCACCACTTACATAGTGCGACATTTCTTCTGTAATACACTTCTCAGCCTCAGAGAAACTTAAAGCCTCTACCACGTACTGTTCTGTGACTTTTTTGTCCCGACCATCTTCCATGGTCTTATCATATCTGACTTTTGTTTCAAACCAGATGCTTGTTCTATTCCTCATACCTTAGTTTGTTGTCTTAAAATTATTGATTCATTTGTTTCTTAAGTTCCATGCTGAGCTTAAGCCTTGCAGTGGCACAAGCTGGAATAGGAACCTGCTTTCCATGTAGGTAAGATATCCTTTCCTTTGTTTTAACAACCTTAATGGTTGCAAAGCCGCGAAGTGAAACACTCTCACCCTTAATGAGTGACTTCTGAATAGACTTAAAAATAGCATCATAAGCTTTTATAGCTTGTGAGCGTGTGAGGTTGGTTGTGGAAACAACCTCAGAAATGATTTCGTTCTTTGTCATTGTTTTAATATTTTATTTAAAAATTGGTTTCTCCATTGTAACAGGGGTTAAGAAACATATCCGTAAGTTGGTCGAAATACATCTTATCCGTTGGAATATCATCAGTGGATGCCATTATCTGATTAGCTACAGACCGTTTATTCTGTATGATGTTATAGAGAGTATGGTCAATAGTTCCACGACCAATGAGATAATAACATGTAACATTGTCTTTCTGCCCGATACGATGCGCACGGTCTTCACATTGACAACAGTCAGAATAGGTCCAAGGAAACTCACAAAACGCCACGTTAGATGAGGCTGTAAGCGTAAGACCGACACCTGCAGCCTTGATAGAACAGATTATTAGCTGTGCTTGTCCTGATTGGAAGGCATCAACGGCAGCCTGTTTCATCATCATGCTATCACGACCTGTAACTGTAACCGCCTTTGGAAATGCCTTTTTCAATTCATCAACAATCTCGTGCAGAGAGCAGAACAGAATAAGAGGCTTCCCATTTGCAAGAAACGTGCGGCAGAAATCGATAGCTTGTTTTATCTTGCCTTTGGCTGCTATCGAACGTAGCGCCATAAATTTAACAAGAGCTTCCATTCGCATTTTGCGAGCTACCTCATAATCAGTGCACTCTTTATATTCACGCAGATAAGTAGCAAGGTCCTCTGCTGCACAAGCATACTCCTCGCTATTGGATATATCCACATAGAGGTCGGTACGTGTCTTGTCTGGTAACTGTGTGAGCACCTTTGCCTTTTCTCTACGTATCATACAGCGAGAATACAGTTCAGAAGAAAGCTTGTCGAGGTTTTTTACCTCGTCTGGCTCCTGGCTTCTGCTTTCTCTGTTTAAGTCTCCCCCGCCATACTCTTGCAAGAAATGTGTGCGTCCTCCGAACTCTGGTAACCTGCCCATGATAGACAATTGTGCGATGAGATCAGCTGGACGATTGACAACAGGAGTACCAGATAGCAAGATGCGATAAGGCTTACCCTCTGCTATACCTCGTGTGAAAATAGTCTGTTGCGCAGATGGGTCTTTAACCCTGTGGCTTTCGTCAATGATGATAGAGCGAAAGATTTTTATTGCAGGGTTGAATACAACATCTTTCAGCCGGAATGAGCCTTTTTGTTTGATGTCCCAGACAAAGTATTTGCGCAGACTCTCGTAGTTACAAATGGCTACATGGTGCATTCTCATCTTAAGGAGATATGGCCACGTTGTCTGTACAGCATTTTCAAGTACAAGTGCTTTCTTGTCAGTGAACTTCTCGAACTCACGCTGCCAGTTAATCTTAAGTGATGATGGACAGACAACAAGGCATGGATAAGCATTTGCTGTATCAACAATGCCGATGCTTTGTAAAGTCTTACCTAATCCAGGCTCATCCCCGATTAAGAGACGTTTCATTTCCATTCCTGCTAAGATACCCTCACGCTGGTATGGATAAGGTTCTATTTTGAGTTTATGCTTCAGTTCTTTCATAATGAATAACACCAGTATTTGTATGCTAAATCCTCATACTTTTCTCTTCCACGGCTGTATACATCATCGTCACGCTTTATAAACTTCTTAAATACTCTATTGTTTTGCTTTGATATTGCGTATATGAAATCATTATCACTGTGTGCGATGTCCATGTACCAAGCACGGCTACGGTCCCAATCGAAGAAGTCTATTGCATCGTTGAACTCCGCATCCGTTGAGGCTGCTGTTGTTTTCAGGTCTCCTCCGAAGTGAGCTGCCTGTAACCACCAATCCCACTTGCATCGAGTGTCAAGAGTGAAACAGAAACCTCCGTTATCAAATTCTTGCCCCTTGTTCACCATGAAACGTTGCGTGTCCGCTATCTCTAAGACCTTTGCGAGAAATGGGTCATGCCGTGCTTCTGCACGTAAAGCACGTTGCATTTCACGTGCATGTAGCCATATTTCTTCATCTACAGGCTCACCATCTACCAGTTTGTTGATGAAATCAACTCTTGTGGGTTCTGTAATTAAGGCATCTACTATGCTACCGAAGTAGAAAGCTGCCTCACGGTCGCCATATTGAGGTCGTGGGTAGAGCTGCTCTTTAAGTGCAGTGAGGTCAGAGTTGGAGACCTCACTGCGGTTATAGTATTCATCTGGATTATGAGTTGTCATGATTACTTTGCTTTTACTTCATCCTCATACCTAACATGTGGAGAATTGATAAACTCTGCATTAGCTTTATCGTTTGCGTACTTCTCAACGGCTGTGATTTGCTTCTTGAACATTTTAGTCAAGTCATCCACACTCATATACTGACCGTCTTTGCTCCACCAAAACGAAACAATATTGATGATACCTTCCGCATCAAGAGCAACTATCTTTTTCTTTACAGAGGTTTTAGGAGTATAAGCAGGGGTAGAGACGGAGGCAGAATCGAAAAGATTACCAACTTCCTGTGCTTGCGACTGAATTTCCTTTGCAGCCTTAGCTTCATCTTCTTTACGCTTACGCTCTGCTTCAAGTCGTGCAGCCTCAGCAGCTTCCTTTGCCGCAAGTTCCTGTTTCATGCGTTCTTGTTCCTCTGCATTGGCTTTTGCCATGCGCTCGAGTTCGGCATGCTTAGAATTTAGTGCATCTACGATAGTATCTTTATAGTCACCAATCTCTGAAGTGTATTGTTCGTTGAACTGTGCAAGCAAGCGTGATTGAACACTTGCACGAATTTTAGCAGCCTCATCTGTTGATAATATCTGTGGAATAAGAACAGAGAGTGTAAGATGGTTGAACAAATCAGCAGGCATAGCTGTAGGATAGTCAACAATCTTCACGGACTGTGTATCGAAGTTCTCAAGTGTAAGTGATGTGTTGAGTGTAGTTAGTTCATTGATACGTTGTGTGATGTACCTACTAAACAGCTGCCTGAAATCATCCTCTACATCTGTTTCATATTTTGTGAGTGCCTGCTGCTTTTGCAGTTTCATAGCCTCTTCACGTCTGCGCTTTTCTTCCTCCTCACGTTTCTTTGCTGCGAACTGATTACGAAAAGCCTGTATCTGATTAGGTACGTTTCCTGCCTTGGTTGGGTCGATAGAGTTTTCCATACCTGTAAACTCGGTGCGTATCTGGTCAAACATCTTCGTGATTGGTGAACGCTGCTCATTCATTAACTTAACCGTCTTGCGTGATTTCTCAAGATAGGCTGCACAACGCTGGTCGAGTTCATCACTCATACCTTTCTCCTTTATTTCAGAAAGCAGTTGAGCTCCAGCATTAGTGCAACGCACTGAACGCTGTTGGTTTTCATTGTAAATCTTTGGCGCATTTTGTGCTATCATCTGCACATTCTCTGGGCGAACGATACTTAATTCTGTACTCATAGTTACTTATATTTTACGATTAGAAAACATCATCATTAGCAGTACCTTCTGTGTTAGCTGCCTCAGTAGGATTTACGACAACACCATCAGAAGTATCCGCAGCAGGTCCGAAATTCTCTTCGGTCTGGATAACCTCGCCTGTAGTGGTGTCCACAACCTCACCAACTCCGTAGATGTCATCTTTAATTTCTACATCCTCGGTTTGCTGAGACTCCAATTGAGTACCACGACCGATACGAGCCTTGGGGTAAGTCTTGAAAGCGTGCTTGATGAGTTTCGCAATAAGGAAGCCTTTATCAATCTGTCCACCATCAGCAACATATAGGTCATTGGGCTTACCGTTCACATACGAACGTGCGTTGTTATCCCATTTGCGATTTTGCTTTTCGCTGTAGCCTTGTAGTCGTTTCCAGTCTTCTGGGAGCAAAACAGCATAATCAGTAGAACCGTCATTTCGTGTAATCTTCATGAAAGCAGCTACAATCTCGTTGGAGGTGTGAGGCAGGCGACATGTGTAGTTTACGAACTTGTTGCCATTTTGTTCTCCGAACTCGAAGCCATCCTCCTTATATACAATAACGGGGTTGTCTGCATGGCGTATCTGTCCACAGCGAGCACGGAGGACAAGTTCACCATAGCCTGATACAGTGAGAACGCACTGTGTAACGTACATGCTTTTCCCATCCTGTCCTTTACCGATATTGACAGAGCGTGAAAGCAGGTATGCCTGTGCTCGAACCCCTGGCTCAACGCTTAAGCCCGATATAGCAACATCAAGGAATGACGTGAATATAGAGAACTTACTACACTTGGTACGTAGGTCTTCCTTTTCGCAAATTAAGCTATTGAAAAATCTACTTTCTCTTTCGTAAGCAGCATCACCACTGACACTTGTGGTGTTAGCCCACATTGTGTCATAGATTTGCACGAACTTTTCTCGTACCCTTTCGTCTGTAATAATCTCTGTACTTTTTAGAGCATTAATTTCTTCGACTGTAAGATTGATTTTACTCATAATTTTGTTGTTAGAATTGAATATTTT